AGGCCCCTAAGGAGATCGCAGAGTTTTTGCGTGAAATTAAACTTTTCGGTGTGACGCAAAAACACGGTTGGGCGACGGAATCGGAAGTCTTTCGCGCGACGAAGACCACGGAAGAGGCCATGCCGTGGTATAAGGAAATCTTGGAAAAGGGCACAGCGGTTCCGTTCAAGTATCGCGGAGGAATCAATTGGAAGGAAGGCGATCCGCAGTCGTACATGGCCGTTGCCGGAGAAAAATTGTACGACTTGGTTGAAAAGATGAATCGGGGCGGATACTACATCGCCCTTCGCCGAAAAGGGTATTCTCCGGCCCAAGCGAAACACTTGGTTGATGTCAACCAGTTCGATTATCAGGCCGTCAGCCCGTTCACCAAAACGGTTCTGCGCCGGGCGTCTCTTTTCCCCACCTGGACGATTAAAAACATACCCTATCAGTTTGTAAAGCTGTTTGAGCGGCCCGGCGGCGGATCGGCGCAGATGATTCGCGGAATGAACCAGATGCTCGGTGAAGATCAAGGCCGCAGCGAATACGCGCCGAGTTGGATTCGAGAGGGCGTCGGCATCCGAACTGGCGGCCCGCCCGAGGCGACTAATTACCTCCGTTCACTCGGATTGCCCGTGGAAGACATCAATAAGATTCCTATGGGCAAGGACGGGATCGACAAAAGACGTTTCGGAGAGAAGTTGTTGTCAAATCTCTCTCCTCCGATATTGTCTGCCGTGGAACCGATTTTCCAAAAGCAATTTTTCACCGGAAGAAAATACAAAGATTTGTGGTCCCCCACCAAGGAAGCGACCGGCAAGCAAATTTATCCACTGGACTTGGTTGCCAACTATACCCCACTTTCTCGGTTTCTCCATGAATGGCAGACGATTGTCGATCCTCGCAAATCCATTTTGGAAAAAGCCGCAAATCTTGCGACGGGGGTGCGCACCACTACGGTCGATTTGCCGAAATGGAAAGCCATTGACCTAAAAAGGGCGCAAGAGCAAGAAGTGCAAAAGGAAGAGGGAATCTATGAGTTCCCAAGTTACGGAGTCAAATCCGAATACAAAGGCACTCCTGAAGGTGTCAGGCTTAAAAAAGTAGTTCGCCAACTATTGGCCGCGTCCAAGGAAGAGAGCAAAATAAAAAAACAGCGTGAATCGGAAGAAAAAGCGAAGCTGATGCAAGTCGGCGGATAAAACCCTCTACCCTCCAGATTAGAAACCAATCGCCATGAACATTCTCGTCACAGGGGCCGCAGGCTTCGTAGGGCATCATCTTGTCGAACGTCTGTGCGACTCCAATAAAGTCTACGGAGTGGTGCATGATGCGACAAGCAGACGTGGATCATGGACGCCAATATGGGCAGACGTGACAAACTACGCAAGGATGCTGGAGATTATCGTCAATTGCGAAATCGACCAAATTTATCATCTTGCGGCCAAAAGCATCGTTCGCAACTGCGTCAATGATCCGGTCGGATGCTTTCATACCAATGTCATCGGCACGGCAACTGTATTGGAATCGGCGCGGCAATCGGGACGTGTCAAAGGCATCATGGTCATGGAATCGGACAAGTCCTATGGTCCCGGCCCCGTTCCCTATCGAGAAGACCAAACCTTGATCCCGCAGGGAATCTACGAGGCCAGCAAGTCATGCGTCTCGCACATAATGACTTCGTATTATCGGAATTATGGACTTCCCGTTTTCAGCGTTCGATCCGCCAATATCTACGGTCCAGGCGATTCCAACTATTCACGTCTGATCCCTAATACGATCACCCGAACGCTAAGGGGCGAGAAGGCGCAGGTCACGGACGGCGCACAGGGTTATGTCCGCGAGTTTGTCTACGTTGATGACGTATGCGACTGCATGGAAAGACTTATGGCGGTCGGACCGTGGGGCCAAACCATCAATGTTGGGTCGGGCATCAGCGTCATCCTTTACGACCTCATTGAAATACTATGTGAACAATTGGGAGTACCCATGACAGTTGACGAATGGGCCAAACCATCCAATCTTTTGGAAATCAGCGATCAACGTCTGTGCCTAGATAAGTTGCACCATCTTTTGCCGGATTACAAGCCGACCCCATTGGGCGTTGGTTTACAGAAGACCATTGAGTATTACAAAGGAATCGTCAGATGCGCATCGGCGTCATAGGACTCGGTAAACTCGGAATCCCAATAATGGCCGTTTACGCCAAGGCCGGATTCCAGGTATGTGGATACGACAAACAACCAAACGTGGTGCAGGGCCTTCTGGAGGGGAAGGCCCCTGCATCCGTTTTGGAACCCGGATTGGATAAGCTACTTGCCGAGTCCAAAGATAACTGGTCGGTCACAAATGATCCGCGTACATTGGCAGAGTTGTCAGATGTCATCTTCGTCATCGTGCCGACGCCCAGCGACCAAGACAATGCGTTTTCCAACGAGTACGTCTTGGACGCCTGCCGTATTATCGGCGAGGCTATTCGGGACATTGACCACTCTTTGCTTATCGTTTTGGTTAGCACCGTGATGCCTGGCGCGTGCGATGGCGTGATAATCCCGGCGTTGGAACGGTATTCCGAAAAACAAGAGGGCATCGGATTCTCATTTGCGTACTCGCCGGAGTTTGTGGCATTGGGTTCCGTCATTGAAAATATGATGCACCCAGACTTCATGCTTATCGGGTGCAACGATGAACGCGCCGGACATGACCTGATTACCGTCTACAGAAACTTCTTTAGGGCGTGTGACGTGGATGTCCCGGCCGTCTACTCGATGTCTTGCATCAATGCGGAGATTGCCAAGTTATCTCTCAATGCCTATCTGACGACCAAGATTGCCTTTACAAACCAGATCGCGGGTTTATGCGAAAAGATCGAAGGGGCCGACGCCGGTGTTGTTTTGGCTGCCGTGGGGGCGGACAGTCGAATCGGTCACAAGTTTCTGCGCCCAACATGCCCGCCTGGCGGTCCCTGCTTGCCAAGAGATTCCCAAGCCCTGATTTATGCCGCCAAACAGCGTGGCGTCGAGATGCCTTTGTCCAAGGGTACGATTGAAACCAACGACTTGTGGCTGGACCGAATGGTCGAGATGGTTGGCGATGCAAAGAGGGTGGCGATACTGGGGTTGACGTATAAGCCATTTACCAATGTCACGGAAGCGTCACCGGGAATGGCGTTGATAAATCTATTAAGACATATAGGCAAGATAGTTGATTGTTACGATCCTTCAGCGGTGTTTCCCATAGAGTTGGGGACTGTTTTGGATAATAGTGATACATCCGTTATCGCCACACCTTGGCCTGAGTTTGCCAGTCTTGTATTCAAGGAAGGAACTCGGCTCATCGACTGCTGGCGGATCATTGAACCTAGCAAGCAACCGGAAGGCGTAAAAATCCTCTATCCGGGAACCTACCATGCCTGAATTGACTGCAAGTGACATCCGCGACTTGGTCGGCAATTCTCCGCTTATGCTCGAAATCGGAGCAAATGACGGATGTGATACCGTCAAGTTTCTTGAGGTTATGCCTGGAGCTACGATCCATTGTTTTGAGCCTGATCCGCGAGCTATCAAACGATGGAAGAAAAACGTCAAGTGTGATAGAGCGATTTTGCATGAATGCGCAGTCGGGAACCTAGGCCAAAAGGTGACGTTTCATGGCAGTTCGGGCGTAGCACCGCGTCACATGGTCCCCAGTCCGCCGCCGAGTTGCCACCTTTTGGAAGAATGGGATTTGTCGGGCAGTATGTTGGCACCGTC